TAAGGCAATTGATTCTGTAAAAGACGAGAACACAGTTGCTAGTCAAATGTGCATCAATAGCAACAAATCTGATTTGGATAACTTTATTAATTCTTCTGATGATTGGGAGATTAGTGATTTTGAAGATGATACCACTCTGTACATTATTATCACTATTCAGGATAACGTGAGTTTTTGTAGAACTTACGCCATGAAACTGATTGATAGAGTTTGTGCGCTTGAAAATAAAGCGGTTGAAGAAGGAAAGGCATCTAAGAAAGTAAAAGTTCTTCTTTACAACGATAACAATTCAAATAACGCAAAAAAAATTGTCGCATCCCGCACAAAATTTAAGAAAGAACTTAACAAAACTTGGGTTGTCAGAAGGGATAATGTTCTCAAACCGATTGAGGAAGTTTTGAATCCAAACATGATTAAACGTAAAACACTTAGTGAATTAAATCTTGAAATTTGGTCTATGCATCAAATTGAAGATGAAGATGCACCAATTGAAATGGCATTTGATGATGAGGAGTAAAACCGAATAAAAATGAGCGGGTTTCAACACCCGCTTTTTTTGTGTATATTGTATAATTAGTAGTGTAGGAGGACGGGTTTCTAGAACCCCTTCTACGCCAAGACTGCCTTCGGGAGTCACACAACACAAACTCGCTTTTAAAGGAGCTACCATAATGAACACCCTAACACGGTTCAATGCTGCGGATATCCCTGCGCTGCTGGAGAGAATAAATAAGAATAGCATCGGCATGGATGAATACTTCGACAGGTTGTTTAGCCTGCATGAAACTACGAAGAATTATCCACCGTTTAATCTAGTCCAGGTCAGCAACGTAGAATCTAGACTAGAGATTGCACTAGCAGGATTTAAAAAGAAAGAAGTAAATGTCTACACACAAGACGGTAAACTCTTTGTGGAGGGCCAGAAAGAAGATAAGGAAACGGAAACTAACTACCTGCACAAGGGTCTGGCTCAACGGTCGTTCACACGTACCTGGACAATCGCAGACGACACGGAGGTTAGATCAGTTGCTTTTGATGATGGGCTTCTAGTTGTTGAATTAGGTAGGATTGTTCCTCAACATCATCAACGTAAGGATTGGTTCTAAATAAAGTATCGTCGCCGCAGACGGAGGGGGAACTGGCAAAAACCAGTTGACGCCCCTCTTTTTTATTGCTAAAATGTATACGAGAATGAAGAAATTATGACAATCAAAGTTTTGCTTCTGAAGTCTGGAGAAGATGTCATTGCTGATGTCAAAGAAATGGTCTCTCCAGATAAGAAAGTAATTGGTTATTTTCTGGAAAAACCTTGTGTAGTTAAAATGCACAATACAGAAAACCTGACACCAGAGCAACTAGACCCTAAAAAACCAGAACGGAAATCAGAATTTTCTGTGACAATGTATCCCTGGATGCCTATCGCTAAAGAAAATACAATTCCTCTTGCTACTGATTGGGTTGTTACAATGGTGACGCCAGTAGAAAAAATCTATGACATGTACAAAGAAGACATTCTAGAAAATGGGTAAGAAAATTGCTATTGTTGGTGCTGGAAATGCTGGATGTTTATCAGCATTAGAGTGTTACTTCAATAGAGAAGAAGAACAGGAAGGAGTTATTGGTGAGATTGAAATCTACCATGACCCTGATATCCCTATTGAAAGAGTAGGTCAAGGTCTTCAGTTGAATTCAAGCGTAACAGTATTTGAATCTCTTGACATGAATTGGCTTGATAAAAATTTTATCAAGGCAACTGTAAAGCAAGGCATCAACTATGAGGGATGGGGAAATAAAAATCCTAATTTCTTTCATCCCTTTGGTAGTGGTCAAGTAGCAGCACACTACATCCCTTCTTTATTGTCACAAGAGACTTTGAAGTCTGGTCTTTTCAATGTTATTGAGAAGAAAGTGACTGATATTGATAGTCAGGTTGACGCTGATTATGTGATTGATTGTAGAGGAACACCAAAGAATCTAGATGATTATGAGATTCTTACGAACCCCATAAATTCTGTCATACTTGGAACTAAATCTGGTAAAGATCCTGATTTACTTTATACTCGTCATGTTGCAACTCCACATGGATGGACATTTATCATTCCCAATCATGATAGTGTATCCTATGGGTATCTTTACAATAATAAAATCACATCATATGATGAGGCAAGAGATGATTTTCTGTCTAGGTTTGATGGTGTCTCCTTAACTGGTGACTTGAATTTTAAAAACTACGTCGCAAAGAACCTTTGGGTAAATGAAAGGACACTACTAAACGGTAATCGATATTCTTTTATTGAACCACTGGAAGCAACTTCATCTGGTGTCCATATCGGTATTGCAAATCGCCTCTATGAGGTATTGCTTCGTCAGGGAAGTCATTCTGAAGTGGCAGAGTATGCGAAAAAGGAAGTTAAAAAGTGCCAAGATTTTATCCTTTGGCATTATAAATCTGGTTCAATGTATGATACAAATTTTTGGAGGTATGCGCGTGAATTAGAATACTCTGATGAGCACGCACTCAATAAATATATTGAAGAATCAAAAAATGCCCCCAGAGTTTTGCCCAGTGTAGATGAAGATGAAGAGGAGGATAAAATATTTGCTCAATGGGGACCACATAGTTTTAAAGTATGGTATGAAAACACATGAACAATAAAGTAATCAAAGTGATCCTGTTACCGGGTCAAACATTAATTAGTGAGATTGAGGAAGTCGCTGCTGATATTGGTCAACCTGACTGCAAGCTTGTCAATCCAATGGAGGTTTGTGAATCCAACACGCTCCGTCCATGGTTGCTGGAACAGACGCAACAAGATGTTTTTATGATCAGTTCAGACAAGATTATTACTCTTGCAGATCCAATGCCAACTTTACTTGAAAAGTATATTGACATTACAAAATGAGAGTATTAAGTATTGACCTTGATTACATTATAGAACCATCAGACCCTCTCTTTAGAGATTGGGCACATCATAATAATCCAATGGTGAGATGGGATGCATTTTATAGTACAACCAAACACAAGAAGAAAGATCTTCCATATGACTCTAGTAAATTAAAAGAGTTACAGGATGTGTTTGGTGAAGCAATAAAGCACTGCGATAATGTAAAGTTTGGATATGATCATGACTCAATTCTTTATCATATTGAAAATTATGAGTCAATTGATTTAATTAATTTTGATCATCATGATGATGTTGCGATGATGGACTCTGATTGGATTACAAGTCCAAAAAGATGTCTGGCAAATGAGTATGATTATATGCTATACTATGACAAGGTTGATGAGGGCAATTGGATTGGATGGTTGAACGTAAAGAAAAAACTTAAGTCCCTTGTATGGATTGGAAATGGGGATTCTATAGGTGGGCGTAAGGAAAAGTGGATTGAAGAAGTTATTGAAGACTTTACTTTTTCTAATGATGGTAGTTATCAAATAACGGATTATAAGTTTGATCACATCTTTGTATGTCTATCACCGCAATATATTCCTATTCAACATTGGAATGTAATGAATTGGTTCATGGAAGCCTATGAACAACAAAGTGGAACAAAAGTTGACCCTAAAGAGTGGGACAACAAAAAATTTGAATATGAGTATCTCCATAGGAAAGTAACTGATGCGATTCTACACAAACGTGCAAATGATTGGAAACCAATTCCTGGTTCGTGGAGTCGAAGACGGGAGGAGATTTGAAACCAGAGATGAGTTTTTTCCAACTCTATTTGTAAAGTCGAAGAAAAAAACCAAATACAAAACCTTGACCGGTGAATCGGTTGATGAGATCAGACCAGGCACTGTCAGGGATTGCCGTAATTTCTATCAGAAGTATGAGGATGTAGAAGGGTTTGAGATCTATGGTAATGATCGATACATCTATCAATATATTTCTGAAAAGTATCCAGAAGATGAAATCAAGTTTGATATTAGTAAGATCAAACTAGTAACTCTTGACATTGAGACTACTTCTGAATATGGATTCCCTGATGTAGAGTCTGCACAGGAAGAGATTATTGCTATCACTATTCAAGACTACACTACAAAACAGATTATCACCTGGGGTGTGAAACCTTTTGCTAACAAGCAAGAGAATGTGACTTATCATCACTGCCCTACAGAACATGAACTATTGAGTCACTTCATCAACTATTGGATGCAGGACGTGCCTGACGTGGTGACTGGTTGGAATATTCAACTGTTTGACATCCCATACATCTGTAAGCGCCTCAACAGGGTGCTTGGAGAGAAGTTGATGAAGCGTTTCTCCAACTGGGGTCTGGTGACTGAAGGTGAGGTTCATATCATGGGACGCACTCATGCTGTCTTTGATGTTGGTGGACTGACCCAACTTGACTATCTTGATTTGTATAAGAAGTTCACATATAAAGCACAGGAATCATATCGTCTTGACTACATAGCAGAGGTAGAACTAGGACAGAAGAAACTAGATCACTCTGAATTTGAAACCTTTAAGGATTTCTATACAAAGGGATGGCAGAAGTTTATTGAATACAACATCGTTGACGTGGAACTTGTTGACCGATTGGAAGACAAGATGAAATTGATTGAATTAGCCTTGACAATGGCTTATGATGCCAAAGTAAACTATGCCGATGTTTTCTATCAAGTTCGTATGTGGGATAATATTATCTACAACGATCTGAAGAAAAGAAACATTGTTATTCCTCCTAGGAATAAGTCGCAGAAGAATGAAAAATATGCAGGTGCTTATGTCAAAGAACCGATTCCAGGAAAGTATGATTGGGTGGTCAGTTTTGACCTTAACAGTCTTTATCCTCACCTCATCATGCAGTACAATATTTCGCCAGAAACACTCCTTGATGAACGGCACCCAACAGCTTCAGTTGAAAGGATACTTAATGAGGAAGTAAACTTTGAAATGCATAAGGATTATGCTGTCTGTGCTAATGGTGCCATGTTCCGCAAGGATGTTCGTGGGTTCCTACCAGAACTCATGGACAAGATGTATAATGAGCGGGTAATTTTCAAGAAGCGAATGCTTCAGGCAAAGCAGCAATATGAAAAGACACCTACCAAAGAATTGGAGAAAGAGATTGCCCGCTGTAATAACATTCAGATGGCTAAAAAGATTTCACTCAACTCTGCTTATGGTGCAATCGGTAATCAGTATTTCCGTTATTACAAACTGGCCAATGCGGAAGCGATTACGCTTTCTGGTCAAGTCTCTATCCGTTGGATTGAGAACAAAACGAACGAGTATCTAAATAATCTGTTGCAAACAAAAGACACGGATTATGTCATCGCATCAGATACTGATTCGATCTATATTAATTTCGGACCTCTTGTTGATAAATTTTTTAGTAATAAGTCTAGCGACAAAGCAGCAATTGTTTCCATACTTGATAAGATCTGTCAAGAAAAACTGGAACCTTTTATTGAACGTTCGTATCAAGACTTGGCGACGTATGTTAATGCGTATGACCAGAAGATGCAAATGAAGCGTGAGAACATCGCTGACCGTGGTATCTGGACTGCGAAGAAGCGATACATTCTCAACGTATGGAACAGTGAGGGTGTCCAATATACGGAACCCAAACTCAAGATGATGGGTATTGAGGCAGTCAAATCCTCAACACCAGCACCTTGTCGTCGTATGATTAAAGATGCACTGAAACTGATGATGAGTGGGACTGAAGAGGAAGTGATTGACTTCATTGACAAGTCTCGTGCAGAGTTTAAGAAGATGCCACCAGAGCAGATTTCTTTTCCTCGCTCTGTTTCTGATGTTCAAAAGTATAAGGGTTCTTCTACAATCT